GCTAGATAGTGTAATAGTTGCACCGTCTAGAACCTGTCCACCTGCTGTGTAGTTTGTACCTGACGCTTCGTCGGAGTTATCTGTAACGTCAGAGTAGTTTGTTGTAGCAGCACCATAAGTGCCTGACGGAGTATCTTTGATAAGTGCGATTTTCAAAGAGTCCGTATCTAAATCGTGAACACCTCCAAGCAGTTCTTGTTTGAAGCTGTTACACATTGCCGTAGTGATTGCCATTGGAAATGTCCTCGTTTATTTTAATAGCATAAGAGGGCCGCAATAATGCAGCCCCCTCAAATTTTTATTTATGCAAGTGCGTCACGTGCAACTTCATCGGCAGTCATTTCGCCAAGTCCGTCAACATCCATCAATACTGCCCATACACGTACCTTACCTGCGGTAGATACTGTTGTAGCAGCTTGGATCAATACATCAACTGTGTCTGATGTTGTGACCAAGATTGGAGTTGCAGTGTTTGCTAGTGTTGCATAATCACCTGCAGAAGCAGAGTCAAAAGCAAAACCATCAACAAACGCATCAACGTCACCACCTGTGATACCAAGATCAAGAACTGTACCTGTACCACCTGAAGGTGCTGTAGTACATTCCATACCTGCAGCCATTACCATTGTGTTTGCACCAACAGTAATTGCTTGAATAATATCAGCAGCAGCTAGGGCAGAACCCTTTGCAGTTGCAGCAGCAGCAAGATCAATTTCTTGCTCTACCATATATGGAGAACGTCCACGTGCACTTGAACCGTGTGCGGCAGCGGATAAAGAAGTAACTGTAGCCATTGTTTATCCCTCCCTATTAGCGCAAGTTGTATAGCGCATTAACCAACGCTTCTGGGCGTAGGATTTTGCGACCGTATAGATGCATACCACGAACAATGTCTGCAAATGAGTCAGGGTCACGATATGTTTCTGTCTTATTGATCTGCTCTGCAGTTGCAACGGCTGAGTCATGACCACCTACGATAACACCGTAGTTAGTTGCGTTTGACGCTGCGTTTGTTGCAGGACCAGAACCAATTGATGGTAGGTTGTTTGAAACGTAAACACGGAAACCATGTAGGTTGTTCAACACAAGACCGTTGCGAAGTCCACCTGACTCACCAAAATCTGCGTTTAGAAGACGTGAATCTTCGTCACGTAGAATTTCCATGAATACTGGGTCAACTACAAGCCACCGTCCAGATGTATCAACATTCTGTTGGTCTAGTTTACGAGCCATACGTGCAATCATTTGCAATGGGTTTGCTTCACCTGCTGTTGAAGGTGTAGCTGTTGCACCACCAGTACGTGGTAGCAATGCAATAGATTGCGCTGCTGTACCTGCGTTAAAGTCAGAAGCATCCAACTTCATTGAGTCAAGCAGTTCGTCAGAACCTGCAGTCGCTACCGCTTTAGAACCGTTAACAGTTGTGTTAGCAGTGTTTGCGTTACCGTGAATTGCAGATTGTTTGTAACCTGACAAATAACCAAGAACGTCTTGGTCAAACTGATCCGCTAGGCGATATGCCGCACGGTCAGATGCAAGGCTTTGGAAATTGACGTGGCTATGCGCCTCTTCAATGTCGTCTACCTTGAAAGCAAAATAGTTCGCTTTGTCAATGGTCAATGAGAAATCCTCATCGTCCAAATCTTGTGGCGTGATTGTAGTACCACGATCATACGCCTTAACAGTGATCTCAGGTTCTTTGATGATTTTAACTGAGTCGCCCATGTTTGCGATCTCACCAAAGTAGTCAGAGTTTGTCACTGCTTCAACAACAGATGCCTTGCGGAACGCAAGTTGCACCTGTTTGGAATAGATTACTGGAGAAAAGTTACCGTTTGGTAAGTTTCCGTAACCCGCTGCTGTTGAAAATGCCATTGTATTTCTCCTTTAGCATTAAGCATGACAGATGCAAAACTAACTATACTTATACGAAGGCTAATAGTCTATGGGTGCATATGTTCTGTTTACGATAATGATCAGTTATACGTTAACATACATACGGGCCACTCTTATTAGGTTGTCCGAAAGGATATGTTGTTTGCTTAAAAATGTGTAAGGTGGTACAGGTATTCCGTATAGGGGCTGTACCACTTACGATTATACATATAGTTATACTTATAAAAACTAATATGTCAATAGGTTATCTAGCAGAACCAGATAAATCATACACGAATTTGCCTGTACGGATAGCTTCCATAATATCATCAGACATCTTCTCGTATTGTTGTGGAGACATTCTCTGTACATCCGATTCTCGAATGAATGAAGAAGTCTCGTCTGTTTCAGGACGGCTGCGACTATTACGTGCATCTACTGAACGTGCAGCGTCTTTATTTGTATTTCGTGATTTTTTAGCAGTAATGTTACGGTCTGCTTTATAAAGATCAATAGCACGTGCTGCTGATCGTGCATCTGCATCATTTTCATATAGAGCATCTTGAACCCATTTAGGTTGTTCTTCTGCCCAATTATGGAAATCATCACTATCACGAATCTCATCAAAG